CCAAGCCATTCTGACCATGCCTCTTCAAATTGCCTGCATTTAGGACCATTCGTAAGAATTGGGTCATCTTGTTTTAGATGCTCAATCATTGCATCTAAATCTTTTCTTGTAATATTATTTCTCATTAAAGGGTATTTCATATTCGCCTCATGTATTCAAAACTAATTGGGTGCCTTCGGTATCAAATTTGAAAGGTACCCATACTTTAATTGATTTCATTTCTTCCTTAAACTTTTGTTGACGGTCAGGCGGTACTAAGAACATAAAGAAACCACCGCCACCTGCACCCATCAATTTACCACCAAATGCACCTGCTGTAATTGATTGTTGATATATGTCATCAATCCAACTTTCAGAAACTCCTTCAGCCAGATTTCTTTTCAATCGCCAACCAATGTTCAGCAAATTACCTATTATAATCATTTCTTCTTTTTTGGCAAGCGTTTTCAATGCTTCTTCCGCCAAGTCTGCCGTAAGTTTTAATTGCTTGTGATTGATGCCTTGTTTTATGTTATCTACTTTTTTCTTTGACTGCACCTCAGAATGGCGAGATACACCAGAGAAACCAAGAACAATATGTGATTCTAATTCTTTTTTATAGTCATCATCTATATCTAAGTTATCTGATGTCCATGAATACACACCAGAGCCTGGTCCCATCTTTATGACTTGTATGCCACCTTTTGCAGCAATAATTTGGTCTTGTATACCAACATTCTCACCAATCACATTTTGTTCAACATGAATTGCTTGTCTGGCTAATTCATCTTTTGATAGTGTATGATTACGCATGGTATAAAGTGCATGTAACAAACCAACAGTAAATGAAGATGATGAACCAATACCAGACCTTGCAGGTAAGTCACCATCATGTGTTACTGAAATATTTTCAATACCCAAATATTGTAAACATGCCTTTGCAGACGGATGATTTATTTCATCAATCGTGTGAACACTTTCTATTTGAGAGTAGATGATGCGAGAGTTGTATTCAAAGAATGGTGGCAACTTTTTTACTGTTAGATAACAGTAGTTTGCCATTGCAGCTGAAATGCAGATACTAGGATTGTTTTCAAACCATGCTGGATAATCCGTGCCTCCTCCAAACAACGAAAGTCTATAAGGTGTTTTTGTAATAATCATTTTTCGGTGTAGTAGTCACCCCACTCTACAAGAATTGTTGACCGATTATCGTCACGCAACAAAGCTTTCTCATAAGCAGGAAATATTTGATTTGGTTCATCTAAACGAATTATCTCAATTGTTTTGCACATCATTTGAAATGCTTTTGTAAAATCTCCTACATGTTGACATTGGGGATGCAAAGGTCTTTCAGAACCAATACTGGTACGAATAATCACATTGGCTTTATACTTGGACATTATAGAAAGTTTATCTACATGATTAATTAATTGATTGACAGCACACAACAAGAAATTCCATCTTGGGTAAATTGAAATAGGAATATTACCATTTAATGCTATTCCTAAAGATATACCCATTTGCATTTCTTCCGCAACAGGCAATTCAATTAATTTTTCTTTAGAAATATCTTTAAGTGTATTTGACATTCCTGTACCTGGCACTGCAACTGCTTGACCTATAAACAATGTTCGGTCATCGGTTGCTAAGTATTCCATTGACCGTTTAAGTTCATCAAAGTATTTCAAAATTGTACCCTCACTCCTGCACCAGCATGTGGATACTTAGTTTCATATTTGTAATAGTAAATCATATCATTATCAAATCCTTCATAAATTAGACGATTATTATTCCAAACTTCTCTGGTGTCTGTGCAAACAGATTTTGTATTGTCCTCAATAATAAACTTAATAGGTAATTTATGTTGTATAGCATACTTTATTGATTCGTGAGCTATACCTGTTTCTGAAGTCATGTCACCCATAAAACAATAAACTTTTGAATCTTCACCGCTTCTTTTAATTGATAGTGCTGTGCCTATTGCAATCGGTAAAATGCCACCAACTATTGCAGAAGAATAAACTTTGTATTTAGGAAAACAAAGAGAAATAGAACGACCTTCCATAATTTCTTTTTCTATTTTGGCAGCAGGTACACCTTTTAATAAACATTGATAGTGTGAACGCCATGAACAAAATATCCAATCTTCTTCACGAATATTTTTGAACACATTAATCATCTCGTCTTCATTTCCATAATAGAGATGAACAGGCGCTCTTATTTTACCTAAGTTAAACTGTTCTGCTATCTTGTTTTCAAAATTAATAAGCTCTTCTTTAGTCACCTAAGAGTTTCCTTTTCAAACGAATTTTTGACATCTCCTCAACATTTTGTCTTGATTGAATGCCAAATTTATTTTCAACTAATTCTAAGAATGGTTTGTGCGTGAAGTATTTTTGCCAAGCATCATCCCGAAACTTCAATACTTGTTCAGCCTCTAATGCTTTAGTTCTCAATGGTTTACAATCATATGAAAGAAATGCAAATTCATCAAATGTTTTTGGTAATTCCCAGTGATTTTTCTTTGCTTCAAGATACAGTGGGCTACCAGGTAATGCCATTGCCGTATAGAAGTTTGCATGTTCACAATTCAACTCTAAAGCCAAATCTAAAGTTTCTTGCATTGTTTCCATTGTATCTTCTGGAAATCCAAACATATAATTACCTAAAACATTAATATCAGCATCTTTAATTTGTTTAACAACATCTCTAATATCAACTTGTTTGAAATTACCTTTGTCAATCTCTAAACGAACTTGTGAATTTCCTGCTTCAATTCCAAGTGCCAACCAATTGACACCTGCCTTCTTAAACAGTTCCAGTTGGTCTTTACGAACAGAATCGACACGAGCATAGGCCCAAAAGTTAAACTTCATACCACGAGCAATCAAACCTTCTAAGATTGGCACATAGTATTTTTTATTCAGAAAAAACATCTCATCGGTAAGACGAACAGTTCTAATGCCGTTCTCATAAAGATATTCAAATTCTTTTAACATTAGTTCTGGTGACCAGAAACGCATACCACGACTATCTACCGATACAGTATCTAATGCATGTGATGTTCTGTTCACAATGTTAATCATGCAGAAGTTACAACCAAACGAACAACCTAATGATGTATAGATTGCGGCAAATGGTGTGCGACCTTCATGTAAAAAGTTTGAGTGCCAAAAATGGGCACGATATTTGTCTAACAAATAATTTTCTTTAGGCAATAAGTCCCATGCATAACCAGGCATCGTTGTGTCCATATCTTTTGTTTGAACGATACGGCCTGGTGCAGATGGTCTTGGTAGACCATGTTCTTTGTACCAAATGCCAGGAATTTTATCTAAGTCAGTTTTCAAATCAGAATCTAACAAATCAAACAATGCATAGACGCCTTCGTTGATGAAAGCAAAATCTACATAATCGTATTGAATGACTTCATGTGGCAATGCCGATGCATGTGAGCCAATGAAACCAATTTTAAGATTTGGATGACTTAGACGCAATTGTTTTGCGAGAGCTGAGGCACCAATCATCATAGTGGTGCCTGAGTTTGGATTTTGCCCGTAAAGGACAAAAACTACAAGCTTTGGTTTAGTAGATGCGATTTGTTCTGATGCATCTTCATCAGTTGTAGGACAGGCATCAAAATCTAGTATGCACGGCTCATGCCCTTTTGCACGAACAGCCTGTGCAAGCAATAGTGCCCAAGTAGGCGGCTCAATTGCTGAATGAACTTTAGCTAAATCTTGATATGCTTTGGCGGCACTACTTGGCACCACGAAACACACATTTGACATAATAACCTCACGATAGTAAAATATTTAGTGTAATTTATTTTTCTTCTTTTCTTTCATCATCTCGAAAAAATCTTCTGCATCAAATTCTTCTTGGATTTGTTCTTCATCATCTTCATCTTCTTCACCGAAAATATTTGTTTCATTTTCCATTTTCTCTTGTGCAGACATCACAATCTGACCATAGTAATTAATCAAATCATCTTTTGGTTCAATGATTGTAAGAATGTCAGAATCATAGATAACGGCATTGTTTTCTTTAATCAACTCAATTGGTAACCAAGGCATCATCATCATTACTGTTTGACCACTTGATATTCTTTTGAAAATTATGTGCATAGGATTGTCGAGCAATACTGTACCATTTTCTTCATCGGCATGATAATCTGCCATTACATCTTCACCACTTTGCAGTCTTACGATTTTAATATTATTGTTAGTTGTCTGTTGCATTCTTTAGCTCTATGTTGTAAAATTTATATGAGAATTTTTCCTCATCATATATTCTACACCTTTCGATGAAATGTTTCAAGGTGTAATTGGCAAACTTGCCTGTTCTAAAATCATCTGCAATATCAAACAATGTTGCTTCTTCTTTGTTTTCTCCTAATCTTAAACCACGGCCTATCGATTGAAGATTGCGTATTTTAGATTTGGATGGTGAGGCGAATACAATGTTATGGAGATTACGGATGTTGACGCCAGTAGAAAAAGTACCATAAGAAGCAACGATAATGGCATTACTTTCTTTCTCAGTAATCGCACGAACAGATTCCCTAATTTCGACATCCGTACCGCCGTATACAAAGAAGACATGCCGATTGCCTGCTTTATCTTTAATATTTTGGTGTAAATCTTTTCCATGTTTTTCTACGAATTGAAACAGTATAAGTGTATTGCCAGTGAGTGAAAGAACTAAATTACGAATGAATTCATTTCTTGCTTTATTCTGAACAATAAAATCAATCTCTGTATTGTAATCCCAATCTCTTGCCATTTTGCATAGTGTTTCAGGATACTTCAATACAAGACATTTAATTTTGAAACTCGCAAGTTGACCTTTATCAATCAACTCAGATGTTGTTGTTGCCTTGTAGACTGGCCCAAACAAACCTTCTAATACAAGACGGTGCGTTTGTGTACCGTCTAAAGTTCCTGTTGTACCAATTCTGTATTTAGAGTTAACACAACCAGAAAGAATTGTTGTGAGTGATTTTGCTTTGAACTGGTGTGCTTCGTCACCAAGAACAAAGTCAAACTGTTCAAAGTATTCACCCTCATTTTTATATATCGACTGCCATGTAGTGATTGTCAAAAACTTATCTGTATGTTTATCTTTACCTGCATACTGACGATGACAATTTTCTTCTGAATCATAACCATAGTCTTCAAAGTCTTTATACATCTGTTCAACAAGAGATGTTGTCGGTACAATTAAAAGACCTCTTTCGTATCCAGATTCTTGCAGCCAACGAATGATAAGATAGATGATAAGAGATTTGCCTGATGCAGTAGGCGAAAGCAATAACATTCGCTTGTTTCTTACTGCATTGACAAACGATTTGATTTGATAGTCTCTTGGCTCAAATGGAAGTCCAAGAGTTTTAATAAAGTCTACCGCTTCAATGAGTGAGAAGTTTTCGGTAGTTGAAATTGCATCATCAACTTCGTATGTGTAATTTCTTTCTTTACAAAACTTAATGATGTAATGAACAAGACCATGATAGATGGTAAAAGTTCTAAGGTCAAAAAGTCTTATGCGACCATCCCACACTCTACTTTTATATGCAGGTGTGAATTGATAACCAGGAACGAAAAAGCAAAAGAAGTCAGATAGTTCTTGTGCGGTACTCTTGTCACACTCTACCTGAATATAGGCTTCATTCTTCTTATGTAAAATTAAATCAAACACCTTGGATAAATTTTTCCCATGAAATATAATCTCTCAACTGAAAAGTTCTAGAGTTGAGTTCTTTGAGTATTGCGGTACAGACATCAACAATTTCATCATGCATAACTTTTTGTGCCGTGAATTTGTTTAAGTCTTCGTCACTCTCCAAATATGTAGTGATGTCGGATTTCAACACAAAAGGAAATGGTTCCCATCCATACTTTTTCAAATCATCGTCATCTAACTTGCCAGTATAGTATTCCCATTTCAACTTCTTCATCTTGTTGAATTTGAATTCGGCTTGCTTTGACAAAAGACGATGTTGTGATAGAATGTTCAGATACTTACTATGCAGTTTAGGAATGTCGAGCAAAGCTTTGCCTGGCTCTGTTCTATCAATATCAGAGTCCTTGCGCCATTCTTCCAACAGTTCTTCGATTTGTTTCATAATATATTACCTCCGTATAGGAGTATATCTCAAAGGGAAATGTTTGTCAAGCTTTCTTAGAAAAGTTTTTCAATGTCATAGTAACTGTACCGAAATGTGGCATCGGCAGTTAAAACATTGTCAGGTGCATCTTGGGTATTCATTATGAATGTTGACAAGGTGGTTGGGAATACTTCGTGGAATTTGAAACGAAACAATGGTATATTTGACGAGGAAAGAATACTGATTGAGGCATCAGAGAATTGAGGAAACTTACCTCTTTTCAAATCATTTGATGCCGAATTGTATTTGTTCAGTTTTGGCAACTGACGATACTCGGCAAACTCTACAGGGAAAGTCATCGCACGAATCCAATCATGTATTTCTTTCCATGCAGTTAAATCTTCATCAATCATAAAAGTAACATTCAATAAATCATAAATTGGTTTTTCACCAGGAGAATACAAGTCAACGAAAGGGTTATTGAAAACAGCTTCAGATAGAGAGATGCCTGGTACGGTCACATTCTGACAGAAGTATTGAACATTAGGCAAACGACCAAAGTTCAATGTAAATCTATTGCCAATTAATGGATTTGGATTTGAAGGGTTTCTTGTAAGTGCAGTCATGTGGTTCTTTTAATATGCAAACCGATGTCCATTATTGTTTCGGTTTCTATCATCTTTATAATTTGATTTGTAAGGTCAATCTCTTTTTGAATGTAAAGCATCTTCACCTTCAATTCGTCTAACTGTTCAGAGTAGAATTGAAGTTCTTTCAGTTTTCTTGCTCGAATGTCGAGTAAGTCACTAATCAGTATTATCTCACTCATGCAATTATTTATGCATAAAAAAAGAGGCATCCGAAGATGCCTCTTTGAAGTAGTCCCTTTTTATAGTTCTTATTATAGGACTTTAATAATTACATCAGGTTCTTAACAACGAAACCACGATAGTAGTTATTGGACTGAGCCGTCAGAGCACCGAGACCAGCGTTAGTGCCTTCTGCGAATGGGTTGGCAACGAGACCGTAACGAGTCTTGAAACCAATCTTCGGTTGGAAGGTACCGGTGTCAACTGCACGAACCATTTGCAACGGAACATATGGGCAGTAGAAGATACCAGCGTCATAGGCATTCGAACCCTTGTAACCAACAACGGCGAATTCGTTTGTAGAACCAGCCGGGAAGTATGGGTCGATGTAAACTTTGATGCGGCCGAACAGAGTACCAGCAAAGGTGTTGCCAGTATCGTCAACGGTCAGATTGACTTGACCCTGGAGGGCAGATTGATAGTCGAGAATGCCAGCCATAGCAAGAGCAGAGGCGACATCAGACGAACAAATCATAATGTTACCTTTCCCTCTACGAGTCGTCTTGGCGATTGTATTCGCTTCACGCTCAATCTGGAAGGCAAGGCCTTTAACTTTTTCAACCATCCAGCGACCGTTAGAGTCGGTGTCGAGGTCGAAAGTACCACGGGTCGTTGTACCGACTTGGGCGCCAAGTTTGGCAACACCGTAGATGGTACGAATGACTTCACGGTTGATTTCAGCAAGAATCTCTGTCGAGAGAATGTTGGCGAGTTCTGTCTCGGCATCCAGACCATGAACTGCTTTCAGGTCTTGTGCGAGTTCCATCGAATACTCGGCCTTCAGAGCACGGGACTTGGCAGTAACCGTGACTTTCTCAATCGAGAACGCCATCTCTTGGAAGGTGTTACCAGCAGCACCATCACCGAGGGCTTCAGCCTGCGAGGTCGACATACCTGGAACAGCGTAGGCGTTCGATGTGAAGGTTTCGGTAGTGTTAGCAGCGAGAGTCAGATTGGTGATTTGCGCCAACTGAGCAGCAGTAATAGCAGCGTTCGTACCAGAGAAGAAGGTATTGGCTTCGTTGTAGAAGGCCTCAGTACCAATTTGTGTCGAGTAACGGGAACGCATTGCGAAGATAAGACCGGTTGGGCCTGTCATTGGTTGCACGCCGCAAACATCATAAGCAATGAGGTTTGGCAACGAACGGCGAACCAGAGAAATCAGGATCGGGTCAAAGTTAGCAATAGAAGCGCCAGTTGCGTTTGTTGGGTTAGATTCTTGCAGAATGCTAGAAGCTTTTTGCATTTCTTGAGCTTGGTTCTCAAGAACAACAGCAGTAACGGCCTTACGATATGGGTCTTTGATTGGTTCCAGATCCGGATGATCCAGAACGCCACCCCATTTGGTTTGAAGTGATTCGGACAAATACATTAAGTGTCTCCTTTTATTTACTTAAAGTTTGGTTTTAGAAATTGCTTTTGAGACAGCGGCAACAAATGGATCATTAATCGCTTTTTGTTCCGTTGGTTCTTCAACTTGTTCGTGCAGTTGTGTTTCATCGGCCTTTTTAATGCCAGATGGGAAGTAGTTCTCACGAATTGTCTCGAGCTTTTCTTTGTATTCTTCCTCTGTGGAGAATTCAACACTCTCTGCGAGTGACTTGATTTTTTCAGCCTGAGTTGTTGTGAGACCTTCGCAAACTTCACGGGTCAGTTCACTCTTGCGGGACTCTACGAGAGCCTTGGCATAAGAAATGCCACGCTCAATTTCTTCGTTGAGTTTGCTTTCGAGTTCTTCAACTTTAGTAGCAAGTTCGTCAACGAGGTCAACTTTTTCTGTCGGAACATCGATGTAATGTTCGGCAAACAGATTACGCAGACCAGCAATGAATTCTTCTGTGAGTTCGGCACGGAGACCGGACTCAATAGCAATTTCGTTATCGGCAAGCCATTGTTCGACAACATAGTTGAGATAGTCGTCAACTTTGTTTGTCAGGTCAGACTTGATTTCTTCAACGGCTTCTTCGAGCATTGAAGCATATTTGGTTTCGATTTCTTCTTCGATTTGAGTAACTCGGTCATGGATACGAGCTTCAAAAATCGTAGCAGCTTTTGCTTTGAAATCTTCAGAAATGGTAGAATCATCAGCAAAGAGAGATTCGATATCTTCTTTCATAGACTTTTTCTTCATTTCTTCTTTTTCATCTTCATCTTCATCTTCTTCTTCACTCTCTTTTTCTTCTTTGTTCATACGAAGTTGAGTGTCAGGAGAAGCCTTAGAAGGTTTCATTTTGATTGAGGATGCATTTTTACCTGCAGCGCCATCTGGAACGCCCTTAGTCGTATCCATCTTAGCGGAGTCATCATCCGGTTTGTAGTTTTCTGGTGTAGGACCACCAACATCATCGATGGTGGCAGCCATCTTATGCATTGGTTCGCTCGGGGCATTTTTCTTACTTTGAGAAAGAATGTCTGCCGCAGCTTCCATGAGTTTATTTGTTGCCATTAGGAATCTCCTTATGATTTCTTATTTATAAAATTAAAGTTTTCGTAGGTAATTTTCAAATAGTTTTAGAGCGGTTTCTTCAATCTGAGATTTAGAAGCCCTCTGAATTGTTTTCTTGGCATGGTCAAAATCAGCTTCCATAAATTTGCCATTAACCAAAACCCATTCTTTATTTTCCATGATACCCTGCACAAAAGCACCTGGTGCTGACGGGTCAGCAACGATGTCGGCCGCAGTAGCAAGTTTTAGGTCATCCTGAACTAAATTGTAACCCTCTTTCGTTTGAACAAGAGAACCTAAAGCTCTTGACGAAACACCCACCTGAATGTCATTGTTGATAAAATTCTCAACGATTTGACCATACGGTGTTCCAAGAATAAGGGCCTTACCGTAGAAGGTATTGCCGTCTTCTTTGAGGGATACAATTTTGTGAGATACACGCTCAAGATTAATTGATGGTGTATCTGGATGACCTAATTCACCCAATGCACGATTTGTATTGATGAATTCTTCTGTATAACGGGCAACTTCATTTCGAAGTGTTCCCATTTTATACATACGATTGTTTTTGTTGACCGCATCGCCAACAAGAAATGTTCCTTCAATGTAAAGTTTTTTCTTGCCTTCTTCTGATTCTTCAACAAGATACTTTACATCATCGATTGTTTCTGTAATGAGTTTCATATTACATTCCTGTGAGTGCCGGACTATATGTAGCCGTTTTTGCTAGTTGCATAATTAAAGTTCCTGCCGTACCTGTATGTTCAATGAAAACATTGGCCGTTGAGTTATTAGCAAAAGTGATATCATATTCATAAAGAACAAGATTAATTGGACTTGAAATTTCCATAATCAATGTACCGCCGGCAGGTGCAGCACCTCCTGTGGTACTTGTTCCTCTATAAATTCTATAGATACCATTTGTCGTTGCAGAAACTTGTGCAATTGCAGCCGAAGTAACTGTTTCTTCTGTTGCAGCAGAAAGTTGAGACAAATTAATTTGTGTGTTACTGGCAGGACCAGTAACTCTGATAGTAGATTTTGCTCTGACAGCATTTATAATTTCAAATGGCATTTTATCTTAGTCCCATTGATGTGCGCCTTCTCATTGACAACTTTCGTTTTAACAATGTTCGGCGAAGTTTAGCTCTTCTAGTTGTTTTCCATGACCGTTTCAATAAACGGGCTTTTCTTAATCTTTGTGCCGCAGGTATTCTTCTTACAGTATTACCTACGATACGATAACCTTTAATACCTGACCGTCTGCGATTCTTTTGAACTACAATACGACCTTTGGCATTTCTTCTGATTCTACGGCGAACTCTTGTAATTCTTCCCATTTTGACGAGATTAGGATTTCTTTTCTCATCAAGTTGTTCTTCCACTTCTTCAAACAAATCTGCCTCAACATATCGTTTTGCTTCAGCGAGTCTCTTTGAAGTAATTTCATTTAGACGATTTTGTAATGCGTTTCTTGCTTCGTCTAATTTACCTTCTAAAATATAATCTACAAATCTCATTTCATTTTACTGAAAGCAAAATCTGCAACTTTAACTAAGTGTGCAGGAGATTTGTGAACCATGTCAGCCAATTTCTTTTTGTTCTCATCATTAACTGCTTTGTGAACTTGTGTAATTGCCGATGCAGTATAGTGGTCAACTTTTTTTGTTTGACCATTACCAAACTTAACTGTTTGTGCTTGTTTGCCAGCAACAATCTTATGCAACTGGTCCATAACTGCTTCTTCAATCTGTTCTGCTTCTTCAGCCTGCAAAGGAGAATCAACACCTTTACCATAAGGTATTGTAAAATACTTATCTAACTTTTGATTGTAATACAAAGCAACTTTTGTTCTGTTTGGATACATACGAATTGCTTTTCGTTTCAACATTAAAACAAACGGCGGGTCATCTGGTATTTCATCTGTTGCTTCAACAATTTCAAAATCTTCTTTGGTGTATTCAACATCACCAATCTTAATACGATGCGCTCTTACTTTACGACCAGAAGGACCAATCTTGTAATCGGCAGTATCTTGAATACCTTCTTCTAATTCTTCTGTTTCTTCTCTAACTGCCCTACGAGTTTGTTGAAAGATTTGTTTGTTATTAGAAATTAAATCGACCATCTTATTGAAAAGATTTTGAAGAATCATACGGTCGGCATTATTGAATACCGGTCTATCTTCTTTCATCTTTTCTAAAATTCGATGAATGCGTTGTAACTGTGCCTTGTTTGCAAGACCAGCACGAACGAGCATATCAAACTTAGAATAGTCTGATTTTTCTTCTTCTACAAATACTCTAAACTCTTGTAAATTTTTCATTCTTGTTCGACAGGTGTGTCCGCAGTATCTTGCACTTCTACTTCTTCTTTGTCACTATAAAGAGATTGAGCAATTTCAATCTTTCGTGCATCGATAGAATCAAATGCCCGTGACGAAAGAATGTCATTCAAAATATCTTTTGCTTCATTGGCTTCACCTGAAGCAACTTTGTCAATAAATGTTTTT